GGCTCTAACCCTTGCCAAACGGTGATTGGCGCTGGGCGCATTTCGGCCGGGGTTGGTGCTGGGGGTTTGTGTAGTACGAATATTGACGTGACGCTAATAAATAGCGATACGGCAAGTTTGGTAATGAGTGTCATAAGTGACCTACTTTCTCGGTAGGTCTATAACCCTAGACGGGTTTTTGTGGCGATGTGGGGAATACCCCGAAAACCGTTATCCAGCGCTGTTTTGCGATCATTGCGTCATTGGCAACGTGCGGGTCAATCTCAATGTGATACCAGTCGCCCTGCTCGACTGACGGTAATGGTTGCCATGTGCCGCGATCGCATTTCCAAGACCGTTGCAACGCGTAGTCAATCACAAGTTGTATGCCCAAATGATCGGCGTTCTCTAAACATTTGACAATAAACGCTAGTGACGCTTTGCGGCCGTCTTGTTTGCCTAACTTTTTTTGGTTTAACCAACGATACGACAAGTCCATTGCTAGCCCTCGAGCGTGATTGCTGATCGTGCCGGGTCGATTGCGAATATCGCGGTTAACAAATGTGCCGTTATTCCACAAAGTACCGTTGCTGTGTTGGCAACAAAGTTTTGCCCATTCGGTCGTACCAGCCAACGCCGCTTTAACGACTGGCTGTTGCGTGATTGTGTACGGTCTATTCGGCATCAGTTTTTGCTTTAGTTTTTATGCCGTTTGACGCAACAATGCCAGCCAACGTGCCTGATAAAAACGTAACGATCGTTGCCATAAGTGAGATAAATTCTTTGTCGTTTGGTGCTTGTTCCATAGGTTGCGATATAAATAGCAGGCCGTACACAAAACCGATTACAACTACGGCAAATACGACTGCTAGCAATACGCCGACAGTTACGACCATTCGAGCGTGTAACTCGTTTGGTGTGTATCTGTGCCGGGTCATGGTGTTATGCCGCAACGATCAGGCACGTTGCAGTTATCTAGCGTCATGTTTTTAACGCGTGATTTAATTGTGATTGTGTTGTCGCGTGTTGTTTCGCAAGCGGTGAGCATAAGTATTAGCGCAAATAGCCTGTGTCGCATTGCATTACGGCTCGTCTATTGGCTCGATTGGCTCGACGTATGGCGATACAAACTCGTCTAAATCTGCGTTATATGTGTCGCCTATTGCAGGATATTTTCCGCGCATATTGCCGTGATAACTGCACCGCAAAACAAACAAATTAGGGTTTGCTAACTGTGCGGTATAGAACGCTTCCCACGCTTCTGTTGAGCCGCCGACCTCTGTGCCGTCTGTGTCAATTTGTGTGACTGTTTCGTCTACGCCTGTGTTTACTGCGATTACTTTGTTTTGTTCGTTAATTGTTGCGTAGTGTGCCATTATGTAAAACTCACATTTCCTGAGCCAGCGGTGATTGTAAGAATTGTGTTTGCGCCGCTTGTTGTCGATGATGAAGTTAGGCCCGCGCCAACTGTTGCTGTCGCTTGTGCTGTTATCCAACGTAAAATTATTACGCCGCTACCGCCTGCCGCTGGTGTGTTGCTTCCAAAACCTGACCAGCCTGCACCGCCACCGCCGCCACCTGTGTTTGCTGTGCCTGCTACGCCCGAACCGCTGCCTTGACCTGCGCCGTCGCCGCCGCCACGACCGCCACCACCTACGCCACCGCTACCGACTGTGCCGCTGCCTCGAATACCGCCACCGCCGCCACCACCGTAATTTTGTGAACTGCCGCTAATGTCTGTGCTAATTCCTGCGCCACCGTTGCCACCTGTGTTTGCGGAAACTGTTCCAGTTCCGGCCGCGCCGACACCGTTTGAACCGCCGCCACCACCGCAACCTTCAAAAGACGCAGAAACCGATACAGAATTACCGCCTGAAAAACCTTGATTAGTTGTACCTGTGCCACCCGTAGCGCCTGTGCTTGCCGTTGAACCTGCGCCACCACCCGAAGCGCCATTTGCGCCGTCACGAGTCTGATTACTACCACCACCACCACCACCAAATGCACCCAAAAGAAAACCGCTAACGCCACCTGTCGAACCTTTAGAACTACTATTTGCCGCACCAGCACCACCCGCACCAACGGAAGCAAAATAAGGTTGATTTTTTACAAGTTTTAGCGGCGTTAATAAAGTGCCACCGCCACCAGTTGCACCAACAGAACACAAAACGCCACCGGCGCCGCCGCCGCCGCCGCGTTCAAGACCGCCACCGCCACCGCCACCGACAATTAAAAAATCAACATCAAAACCAGCAGCACCACCGCTAAAAAAAATAGCAGCACTAGCACTCGTAAAATAAAGCGTGCCACCTCCCCATTGTGCCAACGCCAATGAACCAGCGGTAGTTACTGTCGCCGTGCCAGCCGTAACCGTGCAAGTACCCGCACCAATGTTTTGTATAAACAAAGTGTCACCTGCATTAAACAAACTTGTGTTAACCGTGATAGTTGTAGCGGTTGCTTTGTTCATTACAACTCGAGTGCCTTTATCGGCTGCAACAAGTGTGTAACTATCCGTTTTGGTGCTGACGGTTTGGTTGTAATCGTTTGCTTGCAAACTGTTCATTTGCGCGGCCGTTAAAACCTGCCCTGCGGTAAATGTTTGTATCGCCATATTTGACCTACTTTAACCTAACCCGTTGTCAGCGTTGATGATACCAAACGACAAATCGTCAAGTATCAACTCGTTCAACACAATCACGGGCGACGTGTAATAAACAACGCTATGACCTGTATTGACGTTAATCGTATGCTCAATACCCTCAATGGCTAGGTTTTGGGCTAGTGACGCTGGGGTTGTGCCGGGTGCAAACGACTTCTCAATAGTGATCGTGTCAGATATGTCGAGTATTGCGACCGTGTCGCGTTGGGCGCTGCTCAACATTGCAAACGATGTCGCTAGCGACGTGTATCTTGGCTCAGGGTTAGGGTCAAGCAAATATGTTGCCAAGTCAAGTGCGGCCGTATCGTTGTGCAACAAACTGTTTGTAATGCTGTAAGTCTGTATAAAGTACGTTGCTTGACTGCCAGCGTCGTCAACGACCTGCGGATTATTGCTGCCCAATATTTGTACAACCGCACGGTTAGTAACTTGATCAGCCTCGAATGTTATGCCCACGCCGTTGTACGGTATGTTTGTGCCGTCGTCGTGGAAATCGGCTACGGCTGGGTCGAGCGTTGTGCCTATGCGCGGCGTAAACACAATGTCGCCGTCACGTGACATATATAGCCGACCCTGCTCAGCCTCGTTGACTTGCGACAAATAACCGAGAACGTTTGTGCCTTGCTCGATCGTGAACGCTGACGCGCCGCCAAGCGTTTGAGTGCCAGTACCGATGTCACGGTTAGCGACGGGAAATGCGACCTCGGGTCGGTCAAGTATTGCCGACACACGTACGCTTGACAATTCCTCGCTGACGTTGTACTCATCTAAATATGTTTGCGATAACAAATAAAAATCGTCGGCACAAAACACCGTCACCGTATCTAAACCGCCAAGCGCAAAATTGTAAATAAAGTTAACGATCTTGCCTACAAACAAATATTCTTTGACGTTGGTGGCGCTGTATCGAGACAACCGCACCGACCGCATAGGTGCTAAGCCCGGTTTAGCGTTAGGCGTGTCGTAGTAGGGGCTTGCCTCGTCAAACGGCATAAAGATACCGTCGGTGTCAAGCATGGTAAACGACATAGTGCCAGCACCGAACTGGTCGCCTTGATCGCGTCGCCCTCGACGCACAAACACTTGGTTAATGCCGTCTAAAACGCTTGCATATTGTGTCGTGCCGTCAAGCACGTAGGTCGTGTTATCTAATACGCCTTGCACCGCGTCATCAAGCAAAAACGCGTCTTGCACAAACCCCGTGTCAATCTCTAAGTCATAATTGCCACTAGCAACGACCGCAACCCCAGCCATTAGACCGCTATCTGTAAATCAAGTGGCCCTGAGACGCGCTGGTAGGCAAGCAAACTATCTAACACGCTTTGACCGATCTCGGCGCTAGTCGAAATACCGCCCGTCACGTTGATCGTTACGGGCGACGCGCCACGCGCTGCGATACGTTCAGCCATACCTACGGTCGTTAGACCGCCTTGTATGGTCATTAGATCGCCGCCGCCACCAATACCGCCACCGCCGCCACCAACGCTGCCACCACCGCCACCGCCACCAGCGCCACCGCCAATGATCGGGGCAATACTTGGAATAGACGCGCCTGCCTCTCGAGCCATACGGTCAGCCGTGCGCGTATCGCCTGTAACAGGTGTTGCACCGCCGCCGCCGACACGACCAAGGCTAATTTCAGACATTTTTGGTATGTCTTTAAACGGGTTAATTAAATTCATTCCATCAATAATTTTGTTTGTCATTCGTACGTGTGCGTTAGCGACCATTTCAAAACCAGCAATCAAACTATTTAAAACAAAATTTACGCCGTTTCTAAACGTCTCAAATTTTGTGTAAGCAACAGTCAAACCAGTTACCAACGCCGCAATACCTACCGCGATTAAACCGAACGGGTTTAACGCCATAGCAACATTCACCGCAACGATCGCCGCTGCGACCGCTGAGATTGTGCCGGCAATAATTAAAAACGCTTTAGGGTTACGTTGCGCCCAGTCAGCCATTGCCTGCAAATATGGCAACACTTTTTGCAACACGGGTAGCAACGCCGCACCAATACTTTCTTGTGTTTCAGCCAAACTGTTTTTAAGTATTTTAAATTTGCCTGCTGCGGTTTCTGCTGATCGTGCGGCCGCGCCACCAAAGTTGTCGTTTAACGCCATCATCACTTCATCGAGTGACGCGCCCTCTTTAATCATGCCCATCATTTCAGGCGACAACGCGCGTAGGCCTCGCATATTGCCTGCGTACGCCTTAGACAACGCGTCAGCGACCGTAGCCAAATCTGTGCCTGAACCTGTTGCAATATCTTGAGCCAAACCAAGCGCGTCAGTTGCTTCGCCAACATTTTTAGTACCAAGCAACAATGCGGCAAATGCTGGTCGCAACTCGCTGTCAGCCGTACCCGTTGCCCTCGACATCGCCGCAATCATGTCTTCAGTCGCTGCAACCGTCGCGTCGGTAGCGCCAACAACGTTTTGCATAGTGTTAGCCAAAATCGCTTGTTGCTGTTCATCTTCGGCTGCGGCTTTAGCCGCTAACCCAAGCGCGCCCGCAACCGCTGTCAACGCCGCCGCTGCTGGCACGGCCGCTTTCTTAATTGCAAACTGTGCCTTCTCGCCAACTGTTTCTAGTTGCTTAAATTCTTTAATTGCTTTGTCGATGCCTTTGCCGTCAAACTCGCTGACAATGGGTATAGATAGTGCCATTACAAACCTGCCTGCACTACGCGCATTGTTCTCT